ATTTCCCACTGTTTTAATTTCCCACTGTTTTAATTTCCCACTGTTTTAATTTCCCACTGTTTTAATTTCCCACTGTTTTATAATATATAATTTCAGCTATATTATAAAATATTTATTATTCAATATCTGCATCATTATCAAATTCATCTTCATCTAATTCATCTTCAAGTTTATAAACTAAACCAGTATAATATGTTTTTCCGTTACTTTCTTTAACGCCAATATTTTTCTCTCTTATTAGCCTTGTAAATTTTTGATTTGAACTATTATCGTATTGTTGCCCTTTAGATTTTAAATATTCATTATATTGACATCTAAAATCATCTCGTTCAATTTTTTCCTTTTTAACAAATGAAACAATTTTATATTTTCTATCAATAAAGTCTTGCAAATAATCAATTTTGATATTATCATTTTTATAACTCTCTTTTGCCTGGATCATTTCCTCTGTTTCTTCAAATTTATCTTGAATAACTCCATATTTCATAATAAACGAAAATATTAAATCTCGTTTTTCAAGCATTTCACTTTCAAATGTATTATTTGTTTCAAATGTATTATTAAATGGAATAACTATAATTCTATTCATAATTGCCTTTTCCACTTCAAACTTCGGCATCTTGTTAGTTAAAACACATAAATTACAAGTTGGCTTAATAGTTTTATTAGATTGATATAGTCCTCTATAATCAATAGCATCTCCTCCTGATATTTTTTTAATAATAGTTGTATTTAAATTATCTTTTTCTTTTAATTCGGTTACATAACCAATTCTGCATTTATCTAATTTTTCAAATTCAGTAGTAAGATTTGATGATTTACTTTCTAATATAACTCTTGTATCAATTGTATCCATGGATTTATTAAAAATATTATTCAAAATACTAAATAATAAAGATTTTCCATTTGATCCGCTTCCAGTAAAAAAATAAATATATCGTAATGTTTCTCCTGTTAAAATACTTTTAAGAATATTAATAACAACTTGAGTAGTATCTTCTTTGCCACAAAATAAATTTAAAAAATATTGTTTAATGTCTTTTTCTTGAACATCAGTCATAGTTACATAATTTGCGTTACATTCATAAGAAAATAGATCATTAATATTTCTATCTGTTACTTCTAATGTTTTCATATTTAACATTTTTTTATTTTGAATAGGTAATACATATTTTTTTTTATTTAAAGTATCTTCAAAAGAACTATCAAATATTTTGTCTTGAATTTCACGAGTTATATTATTTTTATCATTTGTTTTTCTTAATTTACAACATATTTCAGCAGCTTTTTTTTGTTTTTTCTGATACATCTCATAAATTTCATCATTTGTATTATATTTTTTATTTTCTTCAGCACAATAATCTAAATATTTGTTAAATTTTAAATATAATTCATTTGAAATCATTTCTCTAATTTTGTAACCAGTTTTAAAATATTCCCATAAACATAAATCATTAAATCCATAATAAATTTTATTTTGAATATCTACACATTTGAATAAATGCCCCCAATTTATACAAAATAAATTAGCTAAGTCATAGTCCCCTGTTTCAAATATAATTTTTTCAATATCACTAAACTCATTTGGTGTTGCGTCATTAATCTTATTAAATCTTAAATTGTAGGCATCAATATTATATTTTTTAGCGTAAAAATAAATGGTTTTTAATGTTAATCTATCTTTCTGTTTCAAAGGTGCTTTTTTAATATATTTTGTAATTTGATTAAATGCTTCATTTTTTTTGTTAGTGCTTCCATATTTTAAAGTCCATTTCAAAAAAGGTTCAGTAGCATCATTTCCCAGTTCATTTTTAAGAGCTTGTCCTATCATATTCCATTCGTTATGATTGCCTGTATCACACATTTTATTTTTAATACAAACATTTAACAAATAATCAATATCATTATAATTTTCTTCTTCGTTTGTTAATACGGTAACCAATGTTCCCGCAGACCCTCCTTTATTTTTTGTTTTAATGGTTTCGTCATCATTATCTAAAGTTATTTCACTAAAAACACTTTCATCATCAGTTTTATCTTCGTCGTATTTTGAAGGAACAAATAAAGTAGATTTTTCAATATATTTTAAAATAAAATCCTCAGGATTGCCTTTTTGAATAATGTGTTTTGTCTCAGTTTTATTTTCTTTGCTTTGATTAGGCAAACGAAACCAACCATCTCTATCATAAACAATAGTATCAACGTAATTATGATTATATTTTTGTTTAAAAGTAGTCCAAAATTGTTTTTGGTGTTTAGAACTCATATGCTTAGAAGTAATAACAATATGATATGATCCATATTTTACAGAAAAATTAGTAGTATAAGAAATATCTTCTAAATTAACGCCAACATAATCGCAAATATCATTTAATACATTTGTTAGTATTATTGGTGTCATAATTTTATTAGGTTCTTTTTCATCTTCTTTATTATCAAGATCAAGGAATAATTTTAATATATCATTTTTATGTAAACGCTCGTGTAATGCTAAATCATTATTTAATAAAGGAACAATACTATCAATAGGCTTGTTAGTTTTTTTAGTATTATCATAGTTGATTTTATAAGTAGGAACTTTGCAAACTTCGTAGTTATTCATTTTTATATATATACAAAAGAAAATAATTTTTAAGTTGTTTTTTTTAATTATATATTTATTTTAAATAATTAAAATATTTTCCTAAACTTTTGTCAAAATTTTATAAAAGTATTCAGGATAGTTTTTTTTAATATATTCAACATCATTAGTAAATCGTGCAATTCTTTTCAAGTCATCACCTCCGTTAAATAAATCATATTCTTCACGTGTAAATTCTACTCCATAATTTCGTTTGAAATATTGTAATTTACAAGTTTTAGCAAAGTCTTCTCTATGCTCTTGGAAATATATTTTGCTGTATTCTTTTTTAGTATTAGGATCTTTCCACTTATTTCTAACTTTTTTAACACCATTAATTGTTGGTTGATCAATCCCCTCGTTTTCTTCCAATTCTTGATTTTCTATGACTAATTCAACATTTTGTTTTACTTTAGGCATCTTTTAATATATATTAAGAAAATATATTTAAATAGTTATTTCTTAATAATTAATTTAATTAAATTAATAATATTTTAATTTAAAAAGTTTTTTTCTTAAGTATTTATATAATGAATAATATTTGTATTGAATGTGATAAACATAAAATCAACGAAATACCTTTGTTAGTATGCGGTCACTATGCTTGTAATGACTGTTATGTAAGATTAAAGAGTTCTAAAATTCATAATTGCTTAATATGTAATGATAAATTAAAACGTTCGTTTAGAAAACAAAGATTAGCAAGGCAAATACACGAGCTTAATATAGCATATTATTAATTATTCTTGTTTCTCTTTTAATAACGTTTCAAGAAAAGCAAGAAGCTCTGGATAGTCGTGATAATAAGGTATTCCTTTTCTACTTACTTTGTCTTTGTAGCAACCTGTTTCACAAGCTCGTATTTTTTCACGAACTCTTTTAACTTGCCTCAAGTAAAGTTTCATATCTCTATAGTCTGTTGGGTTATAATAATTATAGTTTTTCCCATTAATCTTAATAGTTTCAAGTGTCATATTTCTAATATACTAACAAATTATTTTTATGTTTGTTAGTTTATCATTATTTAATAAAGGTTTATTCAACAACTTTATAATTATATACAAAAAGGTCTTCAAAAATGTTTGTATATTCTTCTTCATTATCCACTATTTCACTTGCACATGAATTTCCATAATAATCAACTAATATATTTAACATTAAACTATCTAAGTCATTTTTTAACATATTGTCTTTATTACTCATATAATCATCGAAATTTATAAAATTTTCTATATTGGATAAACTGGTTAAATGAATTAAAGTTGGTTCTTCTTTTAAATAATAAGTCAAAATAAGTATCATATAATAAACTAACAAATAATTTTTATGTTAGTTTATAATTAAAATCTTTTCCAAATATAAATGTATTCTTGATACGCGTTATTATATCTACTTTTTTGATTTAAAGGAAATTTTGTTAGTTCATTACCCATAATAGTTAATAATAAAAAATAAATATCTGTAGGGCAATTAATAGCTAAGTAACCACCACGCTTTGTATTTAAATACACATTCGTAAAAACTTTAATATAAAGTTCATTCCATTGCTCTTTTGTTAGTTTAATAAATTCAGAACCATTAAAATATTGTTCTTTATTATAATATGGAGGAGAAGTAAATACAAAATCATAATTAAGTTTAGAAAAATCAACATCAACAGAATTCATAAATTTTAAATGAATATCAGTAATCGTTCCAATTTTAGTAAGTTGTTTTGTCATTTCATTATATGGTGTAACTAAATTTGTATTTATTTCAATTCCTGTAAAATGTGGTATATTCATAGCACAACAACTAACAAGAGATGAACCCCAACCCATAAAAGGGTCTAAAACAGAAACAGGTTTATAAATTTGTAAAATTCGTTTAATAGTGATAGGTTTAATCATACCAACACTACCGCAATGGAATTTATAAATTTCGTATAACATTACTTCATTTCTAACTTTTTTATTTTTTTGATACTCAATAAGATTTTTAATATATTCACGATTTAAATAATCCTCATTACTAACAAATTCCAAATAATTCATACCCTTAATGCCACGTGTATTAAGGCGTTCCTTAAATGTAAAGTGATCAATAAACAAAGTTCCAACTCTGCTACTAACAAATGTATTTGTATCAAGTAGTGTTAGTTTATGATAGTCTCTTATTGCAATATCTAAACTTATTTTTTTATAGTCCAATAAATTATTATATATTTCCATCTAATATATAATAATATTATTTGTTTATGTTAGTATCTTCATTTAACATTAATTGTTGTTCTTTTTTTAAGGCACGTTTTTCTCTCATATATATTTTTTGGTATTCAGTATATTTTTCATTATTTGCTTCACGATATGCTTTATTACTTTCTTTAACACTTCTATTTGGAACATATTTATTCAAATTAGCGTTTAATAGTTCATACCAATAGCGTTCCCTTGCTCCAGCTTCGTTTCTATTTTGACACGGATATTCTTCCACTTGAACCATCGTCCAATTATCCCACCCTCCATTTGTTCTAATTGTTTGGTAAACTTTAAAATTATAACTGCTTCTATGTTGATTATTACAATAACATTTATGAAGATATTTTCTTTTTGAAAAATTAGTAGTGTGTCCTACATAGCATTCAGTTATATTTAAGTCATTACAAATTATTTTATATATTATTGTTTTACTATAATCCATCGCTTTACGGGGCATCTTATATATTCTTATATATTCTAATGTATTTATGTTAGTTTATTAATATATTTAATTGTCAGTTTCAACTATGTTTCTCTTATAATTTTTTTGTGTGTTTATTGAGTGTGCCATTTGGTTTGCTAATTTGTTTCGTTCCTCAAATGATAAGGTCTTTCCGTTTTGTTCTGTAACCCTTATGTGCCTCATCAAATTTACACCAGTATCATATCCAAGTTGTTTATTTATTTTTGAAACAAAATCGCTTAATGGACTTTTACCAAATACAACCTCGCCATAAACAATATTATTTAATGATATGTATTTTTCTAATAATTTTTTGAGTTCTCTTTCATCCGCATTTTTAGAGTTATATGTGTATATAATTTTTTTATATTTATTTTTGGTCTTAAAATCATTAATAATAATTTTAAATTGCTTCTTATTAAATAATAAAAAGTTGTTAGTATTATCGTCTTCAGTTTCCTTTTCAATAATCTTCATCGCTTTAAAATTGTCACGCATTGTAAATATAGAGTATAAAAGTGCAATTAAATAATGTTTGCTATCAATTCCAAAGGTGCTTTTTACTTGCTGTAAATATTGCTTAAAAGATGGAACAACTCCATTATAAATTTTATCTTCATTTTCCATCATAGATAATTCTTTATATCGGTCAAACTCAACATTTATTTTGTCTTTTATTTTTGTTAGTTGGTTTTTATTAAAATTTTTGTTATTAATTAAGAATTTATCAATAATAATTATGAGCATTTGAAAAGTTTGCTTAATTGTATTAATAGAATATTGAGTATCATTATATTTTCCATTTGTGATTTCATCAATAATTATTTTTGTCTTCTTAATACACGGGATAATAGTATTACAACCAGTAATTTTAAATATTCGTTTTGTATCAGTAATATATGTTTTTTCTGTTTTAGCTGGATAGTTTTGTTGTTTAATAAGATTAATTAAATCATCTCTTGTATAGTCTACTGTTGATGATAAACTAACAACAGGTTCATCAATAGTTTCAGGTATTGTTTCAGGAATAATAATTTGTTTTTCCTTAATATTTGTAATTTCTTTATTAAAAGCTTCTCTTGCTAATTTTCTTTTTGCTAAAATTTTCTCTTTGTTTCGTTCGTAATAATTCTTAGATCGTGCCTTTGATAAATCCTTTTCGTGCTGTATTTTTTCCTCAGGGGTCATTTATATTATAGTGAGAACTTTTTTTTAAGTTAAACTAACAAATATAATATTAAACTTGTTAGTTTAATGTGGTTCTAATTCTAAATGAAATTGCAAATCATTTTCTATTTCATCTTTTTTTAAATTAAACGCTTCATCAGGGCTTAATATTTCTTCTGCAAACTTTTCATATAAAGGCATCATAATAGGATCAGGATTTAATTTATGTTTTGTTAGTATAAAATCAACACCAAGCATCTTATAAAAAAAATTACTTGGAAAGAAAGAGATGTGAATACCTTCATTAAGTTCTTCATTAAAGTTGTCGTCATCTTTTTCTATAATTTTGTCTTGAATATGAGTGTGTTGTTGTTTGTCTGTTGTTTCGGTTTGGTGGTTAGTCATATAATAAACTAAGAAAATAATTTTTAAATATAAATCAATA